AAGGTGCGCTTCTCGCGCAATAAGTTTGCGCAGGAAGTGCTGGATGATGTCCGCGATAACATTTTGCGCGGCATCAGCTTCGGCTATTCGATCGACAAGATGGAAGAGCGAGGCGATGACTTCGTGGCTACTCGATGGTCGCCTTACGAAGTCAGCGTGGTCTCTATACCTGCTGACCCTACGATTGGAATCGGCAGGTCTCTAACTGATGAGACCGTTGTTCAAGCGGCCCCAGCCGCATCACCAACACCTGAACCCGAAATGGAAAACACTCCAGATCTGGAGGTGATCCGGTCCGAGGCCGTCGAGGCCGAGCGTACCCGTATCGCCGCCATCAGTGCACTGGGCGAAAAGCACCAGATGCAAGACCTGGCACGCGAACTGATTGATGGTGGTCGCACTATCGATGAAGCTCGTGCTGCTGTCCTTGAAAAACTCGGCACTCAACCTGTGGAACAAGTCATTCGCTCTGCTGACGTCACCTCTAATGACGTTGGCCTCTCCGACAAGGAGACCCGTTCGTTCAGCTTCGCTCGTGCGCTGAACTATCTCGCTAACCCCAGCGACGCTTCCGCTCGTCGGGCTGCCGAGTTTGAGATCGAAGTCGGTAAGGCTGCCGCTCAGAAATATGAGCGTGCCTCTAACGGCATCGTGATCCCCAACGAGGTGCTGCGTCGTGATCTGGTGGTGGGCACTCCTACCGCTGGCGGCAACCTGGTGGCTGATGAGCTGCTCGCCGGCAGCTTCATCGATCTGCTGCGCAACCGTCTGGCACTGGCTCAAGCTGGCGTGACCATGCTGACCGGCCTGCAGGGCAACATCAGCATTCCTCGTCAGACCTCTGCTGCTACTGCCTACTGGGTTGGTGAGAACGCTTCTCCGACCGAGAGCCAGCAGGCAATCGATCAGGTGAACATGACGCCCAAGACCGTGGGTGCTTATGTCGACTACAGCCGCCGTCTGCTGCTGCAGTCCTCGATCGACGTGGAAGGCATGATCCGTAACGATCTTGCTCGCGTGATTGCTCTTGAGCTTGACCGCGCTGCCATCTACGGCACCGGCTCCAGCAACCAGCCTCTGGGTCTGACCAATACCACCGGTATCGGCAGCCAGACCATCACCACCTACGGCACCTTCGCTGAGTACATCGGCATGGAAACCGATGTGGCTACTGCGAACGCTGACGGTGGCAGCCTGCGTTACATCATCAACGCTGCTGCTCGCGGTGCTCTGAAGTCGACCGCCAAGGATGCCGCTGCTGTGGCTGCTGGCTTCGTGTTCGAGGACAACGAGATCAACGGTTATCCCGTGATCGTGTCCAACCAGCTCCAGAACAACGACGCCCTGTTCGGCGACTTCTCCATGATGATCATGGGTATGTGGTCTGGTCTGGATCTGACCGTTGATCCTTACGCTGGTGCTACTGCCGGTACTGTCCGCGTGATTGCTCTGCAGGACGTGGATGTGGCTGTTAAGCAGCCTGGCGCCTTCTGCCTCGGCACCTGATCATGAGGATCGAGATCCTGCGTCAAGTCATGATCTCGGGGGAGCCAGTTTCGGCTGGCTCCTTTGTCGAGGTCGGTGAGGCTGACGGCAATCTGTTGGTTGGTAGCGGCAAAGCTGTTGTGGCACCTGCCGTTGAGAAGCCCGCACCTGTTGAGGTGACGGAAGAGCCTAAGCCTGCTCCTGTTCCGGCTAAGCCGGCCAAGAGGGCTAAGACTGTGACTTCTGAATTCCCTACTAAGGACTGATCATGGCCATCCTTTCTACCGGTCTGGAAAAGCTCCAGCATTTCGCTCTGGCTCCTACCGCTCAGCGCACCGCCAACCTGAACGGCACCGCTGTCGACATGAACGATTACGAGGGCGACCTTGTGATCATCCTTGATGTTGAGGCTGGTGGCACTTCGACTCTGGATGTGAAGATCCAGTCCAGCGACACCTCTGGTGGTAGCTACACCGATGTGACCACTGTGTTCAACCTTGACGGCACCGAGCAGGCTTCTGCTGCTGTGGCCTTTGCTCAGGTGAGCACTTCTGCTGACAAGCAGTATCTGGTGTTCCCTAAGGGTGCTGCTAAGCGTTGGATCAAGGCTGTGTCGACCACCTCGACCTCCACTCACACCTACTCCATCAATGGCGTTGGCGTGAAGAAGTACGCCTGATAGGCGTACACACTGAGCCCTGGGTTGCTTCGGCGGCCTGGGGCTTTATGCTGTTTACATGGCATTCACTGAAGACCTAAGCGTATTTCTCGCTGATTTCGGTGTTCCGATTTCGGCTGGGTCTGCGAGTGGCTTGGGGATTTTGGACATGCCGAGCGAGATGATCGCTGATGGCGTGGTGATGACGACCGATTACAAGGTCACCTGCCTCGCGAGTCTGTTTGGCGATTTGCAATATGGCGCTGGCGTGAACGTCGATGGGCTGCCGTATACGGTGCGCAATGTTGAGCTGCTTGATGACGGCAAGTTTTGCGATCTGATGCTGCAGCGCAGTGCGGCGCCTGCCTTGGCTGCAGTGTCGCCTGCGGTGCTTGACGGTGATGGGGCCGATACAGAGAGCCTAGTTATCCTTGATGCAGGCGGTCCTGGGACCGTTTATATCGACGGTAATGTTCTTGACGGCGGAGTGCCATGAGCGACACGATCACCCGATTCAAGCTTCGTAACGGTACTGCGGCGCAGTGGACCGCAGAAAACCCGATTTTGCTTGAGGGTGAGGTTGGCATTGAGACTGATACGCGCAAGTACAAGGTCGGTAATGGGGTGAGTGCGTGGTCGGCGTTGCCGTATTACATCGAAGGCGTATTGGCGCGCGGTCAAGCGAGCAAGATGACGAGCGGCACGATTGCGATTGCAACTGCTGGCACCTATCAGAGCACTGGGCTCACGGCGACATTTGATGCTGCCAGTGATTATCAGGTGGTGCTTGGCACTTCGGATGCGTTTGGCCTGAAGAACGATAGTGGCGCAACGAAGCTATTTCAGGTGATGGCCAGCATGGACGCATCTGCGGGCAACAACCATACGCTGGGCATCAGCCTTGCCAAAAATGGTACGGCAATCCCACAGTCAGAGTGCAGGGCCTTTACTGGCTCCAATACGCAAATCACAAAGCTGTTTTGTTTTTGGATGGTTGAATTGGCTAATGGAGACGAGGTTTCGCTGTTTGTGGCGAATCACAGTGATACAACGTCGATCAGCTTCCAACGCGGCCGCATAAGCGCAATAGAAGTGAAGGCATGATGAGCATGGACCGCGACACCTTCAAAAATTGGGTCAAGGTCATGCAAGCGTTGGAACAAGCCGGAAAGACGGATAGCTACATTTATTATCGAGCAAAATCAATTGTGACCAAGCAGGTCGACCCTGGCGCGTTTGGTCCGCTTCCGAAGCGAGGATTCAATGACAACCAAGCGTGAGCGCATTTTGCGCACAATTCAAGACAGGCTTGCTTTGACCCATGGAGTGGAAGGCCGCGTGTATCGCAGCAGGGTGACTGCGATGCAACGCGCGGAGTCACCTGCGATTGTGATCGAGCCGATCAGTGATACGCCAACGCAGAACACGAGCTTGCCGACCCTGGATTGGCGGATGCGTGTGCGTGTGACGGTAATTGTGCGCGGTGATGTCCCGGATCAGCTTGCGGATCCAATTATCGAGAATATGCACGCTCGAATGGTTGCTGACTTGACCTTGGGCGGCTATGCGATTGACGTACAGCCGGATGAGGTGACGTTCAACATGCTGGACGCGGACCAGCCTGCAGGCGTAATTTTCAATGATTATATCGTTCAATACCGGACTAGCGTTGCCAGCCTGGCCACTTAGAGTCTGATAAGCCACTGGATTTACAGTGATTGATGAGTTTCAAGGGCAAGGTGGCTCGTACATCCTTGACCCAGAGACAGGCATCCGCACTCTCGTTAAGCGGACGCTGCCACCTGTTCCACAAGAGGTAATTTCCAATGCCCCTTCTAACTCGGAAACGTCTGATTCTGCTGGAATCGGAGGGAACCTACGGGACGGATCCGACTCCGACCGGCGCCGACGCGGTTTTGGTTCGCGATCTGAACATCACTCCGCTGCAGAGTGATGTTGTAGGTCGTGATCTGGTGCGCCCTTATCTGGGTGCATCTGAGCAATTGCTGGCCAACACTCGCGTTGAATGCACCTTCAGCGTTGAGCTTGCTGGTTCTGGCACTGCTGGTACCGCTCCTCGTTACGGCAAGGCTCTGCTTGCTTGTGGCCTGAGCGAAACCATTGTCGCTTCTACTAGCGTCACCTATGCACCTGTCAGCGCAAGCTTTGGTAGCTGCACCATCTATTACAACATTGATGGTGTGCTGCACAAGGTGACCGGTGCTCGCGGTACGTTCACCATCAACGGTGCTGTTGGCGAAATCCCCACAATCGATTTCACCTTCACCGGCATCTACAACACCCCGACCGATACGGCACTGCCCTCGGTTACCTACGGCGATCAAGCCACCCCTGTTGTCTTCAAAAACGGCAACACCACAGGCTTCGAGCTGCTGTCTTACGCCGGCTGCCTGCAGTCTGTGTCGTTTGACGTGGGCAACACGCTTGTCTATCGCGAGCTGGTTGGCTGCACCAAAGAGGTGCTGCTGACCGATCGCGCCAGCACCGGCAGTGTGGTTCTGGAAGCTGTGACCATGGCAACCAAGAACTACTTCACTGCTGCCCTGAGCGATGGCACTCTTGGTAACCTGCTGTTCCAGCATGGTCAAACCGCTGGCAACATCATCGATTTCGCCTCCACCCGAGTTGATATTGGCGATGTGAGCTACAGCGACCAAGATGGCATCCACATGCTGAACATCCCGTACACCTGCGTGCCCAGCACTGCAGGTAACGATGAGTTCAGCTTGGTCTACACTTGATCTGGATGCAGACGGATGAGCGGGGCCGCTAATGCGGCCCTTTTTTATTGGGTGTATGCTGTTGCAGTATCGCGTTCATTACGCATGGCATTTGTCCGTAAAAAGGTCAAGATTTTTAGCTGGCCTGTGTCGATCGAGGAGCCCGCTGATGGCGGCACCTTTGATACGGCTACTTTTGATGCCAAGTTCAAGCGCGTGGGCCGCAAGGAGTTTCAAAAGCTTGGCGAGAAGGGCGAGCTAGATCTTTTGAAAGTGATCATGGTCGGCTGGGACGGCATTCTTGACGAGGAGGGCAAGGAAGTGCCGTTTTCGCTTGAGGCGATGCGTGAATTCACTGATGACCCTTATTGGATTCGCGGCGTGCTGAAGGCTTACACCGAGACCTTTGAAGGCGGCCGCCAGGGAAACTGAAGGATGCTGCCGTCTACTGGGCAGGCGGCGGCAAAAGGGTAGAAGATAAATCGGGCGAGGACGCTGCTGCATTTGGCATCGTCCTGCCCGAACAGCCGAAGGAAGAATCGGCTGATTTTGAAGTGTGGGATGAAAACTGGGACATTGTGATGATGTTCCTGCGCATGCAAACGCAGTGGACAACGACAATGGCCGGCTACATGGGGTTGCGATATGACGTGCTGCTGTGTGCTGGCGGGTTGTTCGACCTCTACAATGTGGAGAATCGCCGCGAGATGCTTGAAGGTCTTCAGATAATGGAGGCTGCAGCATTAAGCGAATTGGCTAAGGGCTCGGATGGCTAGCAAGCAAGTCAGCGAAATTCTTGTCAGGCTTGGCATCCAAGGTCTTCAGGGCCTGGACAAGCTGAAGAGTTCGTTTCGCGAGCTTGAGAAGTCGCTTGGTCCTAGCGCTGCAACAATTGAACGTGCTCGCGAAAGTATTATCGCTTTCGGCCGAGAAGGCAGGAATACTGAGCAGGTCATTAAAGGTCAGATTGAAGCGCTGAGAGGGCTTCAGTCTCAGACGGAGCGCGGTTCTACTGCTTGGGCTGAGCTTGCTGGCGATATTGAAAGGTTTCGTCAGGCTTCTCGCCGCACTGA